TGGTAAGCTCACGATTTTATATGTCAAGTACCCACAACGCCAGGCAATACGGTGCTCTGGCCGTCGAGGGTCCAGCAAATTATAACCAACCTCTGATGGACACAAATTTTTATTGTACACTTCGTAATCTTTAAAGGTCAACGGTTCCTCCGGGATGTCCACAACTTTTTGCTCATTAGCTTGCTCATCTATGGAAAATCCCTGGGTAACCTCGGTAGTTTCAACAGCTATGTGTGACCTCGTTTGGGAGACACTCCTATTATCACTACCTGAATCTAAAGATTTGCGTTCTCTGGGTTTCTCTTTCTTACACCTCATTCGCAACCGATTATCCATATCCGGGATGCCACGCAAAAACGCTTGTTCAGCCACTGGTAATCCATCATACATGCCTTGTTGATCAGAATGTGTATACTGGCAATCGTATGTGTCAGACTTACCATTTCTCAATGATTTAGACTTACACATATATGTTGTGCCATTCCTACATTTCTTATCGACTAAGACATAATGTGATTCCCCATCAAATTCACAAGAGTGATTTTGGTGTAGCTTCACACACCTGTGGTATAAACGGTCGCATCTGATCTTCACTTCCGAGATAACATCTTCATCTGGAAAAAACGGTGTAATCTTAATACTTTCCAGAGCATTCAGCGCGTCATCAATAGTCGTAGAACGATTTCCATGATTATCGTGATTACGCAATAAACTCAAATCTACAAATTGACCCTTTACAGAAGTTTCAGAACCTGTGGAAGACATGTCATCCCCTTCTGTAATCTCTCCGTGGGACGATCTGAGTTGCGACTCGCGTGGTGACGACCCGAGGCAGTCAACCAACAACTCAATATCGTAGTTCATAAATGAAACCATCTCTGGTCCCAATTCTCTTTTCAGCGTACGCACTAATTTGTTGCGGTGTATAAACAAATCGTACAACAACTCTGTATAATCGAGGGTGCTGAATTCTTCCTCTACTATACACATCAAAGTCAAATTCATACAGTTGATCAGTTCTTGCTTCGTATGGTTTCTCTCAGTAAGGCTTATTATAGCTCCACACAAAAGCGAAAATATGGTCAATTCATCGTCTGCACGATTTAACATTGGGGTCTGTGGTGTTAACAGATAAAAGTCAGAAACATGTTGAAACTCCAATTCAAGGTCCACAAATAATTCTGATCTCTGGACATCATCAGAATTTGTCGCTTCTCCATTGTTACCATTGATAAATGCAGAACGGCCAAAGGCACGTTGACGCACTAAAAATGGTGGGGAAATCCAACCAAAATCCGTACCCACCCTCCTAGCCAGCATATACAATACTATTAGTATGAATGCTGCCATAACACAATAACAATCACGGTAATTGCGATGATACAATTCTTCTTGAATGTCTGCGTACACCGTCTCACTAACTATCACAATAAAAGAAAACTTTAATATACAAAATTTCTTGCATGTTATTTGTGACGTGAATATCCC